CGTAAACCAGCAGGTGAGTGAGCATGACCTCCCGCAGGATGAAGCTGGTCATCTCAGTGTTGGGTTCATCGTGTAAGATGCGGTACAGCGGATGCTCCGGCGCCTTGACGCTGCCCTCGTCCTGATTCTGATATACGTGCAGGGGCAGGCTGGCGATAGTTTCCGCAATGACGCGCACGCAGGCGTAGACCGTGCTCATCTGAATGGCGGTGGTTGCCGTGACTGACTTGCCGGACGCGCTGGAGCCGAAATAGAAGGTGGCGGCGGAGCTGACGCTGTCCGTCGTTTTTTCGTTCCTTCCGGGCTTATCCCGTGCACGGAACAGCGATGCGAATGGATTTTTCATGATGTGTTTGCTCCTTATCACGTCAAAAAAGGGCATGGAAAAGGCGCTTCGACTCAGTGCCAAAGCGCCTCAGATAAGTTATGGATTTGTTGCTGATGAAAGGGTTATTCGTTCACAGGATGATCTTTGCCTGGTTCTTTTCCTTCTCCAGGCTTCTCTGTGTTCTCACGCTCCGCAGTACGATTCCAGCGAGCGATCCTTGCGTCCAGCGCTCGTTTGACTTCCCCATAGGGGATCCAGATTCCTTTCGCTTCGATCATCTCATAGATATGCTCGTTCAGCTGCTGCTTGGAGCCGTGTACCGGCAGCTTCCCTCGCTCCCGCACGAAGCGGTCGTA